TCACTGGATAGCACGCAAGAACGAATCAGTAACTTCACTTGCCACTTCGTCTTTAATATGCGTGTATTTTTGCGTCATGTAAGAAGTTGAATGGCCAAGGGCGGCTGCCATGTGTTCGATAGAAACACCTGCAATTATGGCTTGTGTTGTAAAGAAGTGACGCATCATGTGAGGAGTAACATGCACTTCGCAATGTTTGTTAACTCTTTTGAAATTCGTGTATACTCGTGTAGGAGTCACAGGCTTACCAGCATCTGCTCTACACCTTTTGCCATCGTCTAAAAAAAGATAGTCGTTTCTTGAAAGGATGCGCCCTGCTTTCTTCGCAATTTCTTTTGTTATTTCAATACATTTTTGCAACATAGTTGTTGTCTCTTCATCAACGATCATGTAGCGCTCAGAGCCTTTTGTTTTCATACCTTTTCCGTTTGGACGGCGAAATGTTCGACTATCGTCCAAGAGTATTCTAAAACGAGTTCCTATAAGCTTTAAAGAAGAAATTCTAATGCCCATGACCTCACTTCGCCGTGCTCCAAAATACGTAAGCCTAACGATTGTGTAATTGTATATATCAAGCACCTTTCTAGCGCACTTGTCCCACGTTTTGAAATCCTCCAAAGGAAATGATTTCTCTTTTGCTGGGATAACGCTTTTGCCAATAAAAATTTTTGAAAGTGGGTTTCTGTCCAAGTAGCCATTAACGACTGCATCGTTTATCATTGCATCAAAAATTCCGTGTATTTGAATGACACTTATCCTTGTGTATCTTTTTAACAATTGCGCAATGAATTGCTCGTAATCCGTTCTTTCTATGTCTTTGAGCTTGACACTTCCAAAACGGTCTTTAAAGCAAACTCTATACTGGCTTTCTTTGTTCGCTATCGTGTCAGGCGCCCACCGCCCCGTTTTGATACGGTTCTCGCTGTATATTTGCCAGTAGTCGTTGACAGTTAAATTCTTATCGTGATCATATTCATTGTTATTGATTTTGGTTTCAATTTCTGCAAGCGCGTGACGTGCTTCAGCAAGTGTTTTGAGATTGCTAGCAGTGGTTTCTTTCTTTTTGCCGTTTATTTTGAAATTTCGGCGAACGTAGTATCGTTTGCCTTTTTTTGTTTCATATGTGTATATGTTTGGATATTTTGTTTTGTTGTATTTCATTGTTTTTTTCTCCTTTGTTAAAAAATAGCTTCTGGACAAGGCTTTTTAACTTAGAGAAATTCTTGACATCACCACCTTTTCTGATAAAATAAAATAAGCGGAAGGCAGCTTCTCCAATTTTAATCACGTTGCTTTTCGTAACATTACTCATAACCCTTGCACCCGAAATTTGGTCGTGGAGAGTGCGAGGGATTTTTTTATTTATTGCCAGAATTGCCCGCCGTATTGGACTTTCAATTCTTTTTTATCGTATTTCTTGGTTTTTTCGCCGCCATAGAAATTTACAAATGTTTTTGTTTCACCGGCTGGAATAAGTACAGTACCATCATCATAAGTTTCACCAGTGAAGAACGTTGAATCAAATTGTAAATAATCGTCACCAGATTTTAAGAAGAATTCTTTTGGATTAACCGTAGCAGGCTCATCGCTTACATTCTTTAAGTCGATACCTACTAAAAAGACATCGTTTTTGGCTTTATTGATTCCAGTCGCTAAAAGATTGTTATTATTCTTTTTGGCGTACAGAGCAGCAATATTGACACTTGCATCACCACTGGAATAGTTAACATACTTTTTAAAGTCGTTGCCAGCTTTGTCAGGAGTAGTGGTAAAATCGATTAACGAATCGTAAAAATCTGTACCTGAATTCATTTGTCTAACATAAGCATATGATTTACTGTTCAATCTTCTATCAGTTTTAATCGTTTCTTTCAGCTTGTTGTTCTTTTTTGTGAGCGTTACTGATGTCGCTATTAAAAACAAAATAACGACAATAGACACCAACTGCGTCCAAAAAAGAGGCTGTTTAAAAATAGTTTTCTTTTTCATTATATATTCTCCATTTTCCAGCTTTTAACGTGACTCAGTATTTGCACGTAATTTTATTAGCTTTGTAGTGCCTCTATTCGAGCATTGAGCTTGTCTATTTCATTCAAATAGAAAGCACACTGATCTTGATAATAGGTAATTTGGTCTTCGGTTTTAGGATAGAAGCTTCTGAAAAATTCTAGCAAGTCTTTATGATATTTGTAACTTGCTTTAGAATACTCTATATTTTCCTTGTGCCTCTTGATCATGAATTTATTATAATCCCAACCTTGGAAATCATCATCAAGGTTTTTAGGATATTCTTTTATTGAGTGAATTTCCCAAAGCGCTTTATATTTTTCTTGAAGCTCTTTTCCTTTTTCTGTAAATCTTACAATACCCTCATCATCTACATAAATCAAGTCATCAGCAAAGAATTTTTTAGTTACATTGTTAGGGTTTATTAGATATCTTTCGTAAAAGTATCTTGGAATTTTGGCATCTAAACCACGCCCTTTTTTAACCCTTCCCCACCAAACTAAAAGTAGTAGCTCCCGAAGTTTATAACCTTCTTCTGTTACGAAACTATCATTATAGCAACTGTCATAACTTCCAGACGTATATGACGCATAGTCAGGCCTTTTTTCAATCAATTTACTATAACGGTCATCGAAGAAGTATTCGTTATCATCATCTAAATATTTTTTAATCTCAACAGATGGAATCGTAACATCTGTGTTAGATGTTGTAGTTTTTGTTTTACGACGATAAAAAATAATTGCAAGAGCAATAATAAGGACAAGAATCACCATGTTTAATCCTCTCTATATTTCAACCAATTAATTTCAAAAATTCTTCTTTAACCAATTCTTCATCTAAAGTAGTAATTAGATCATACTTCTCCATAAAACGAATGTAGTTAAAATTTTTAATTTCTTCTTCATCGCAATCAGAAAGTTCTTCTTCCAAAATAGATTGAATCATCTTTCTATTCGCTTGAATTTCAAATAATTCTCGTCGTCTGTCGTATTGGTTGGCATCGTGCTCAAGATGTCCAAGTTCATGATAGATGACTTTTTTCTTTTCTTTTTCTGTTAACGCACTATTAACATAAACCGTGCGGAGCGGAGCGTAGTAGAACCCCGCTCTATCCCACAAGGATGGTGGGTATTCGCATAGTTTAATGTTATATCGTTTTATAATCTCATTTATTGTCACTTCCTGTTACTCCCAAAGACAGCTCAATAATTTGAGCTATTTTATTTACATCATCGTCAGATAATGGTTTACCATCGAACAGCACGACGTTGTCGCGCAATGTTGACAGGTCGATAGAGTTTTCTGGAATATCATCGTTACTTTCAGCGACGTCATATCCCATCAACCAAGAAGCTGAAACATTTAATGTTTTAGCTAACAAAACAAGTTTATCCTGGTCAGGAACCGATTTACCACTAACATATTGTGATAATGCGCTTTTACCAAGCTTAACTCCCAATTCGCGTTGGTACTTTTCAGAATTTCTTAAAATATCAACTTGTCTTAAATTTCGTTCACTCATTATTTGAGCGAGCCTTTGAGCGGTTGTTTCTTTCATTTTTTTATCCCTTTCATTTTACGTGTATATTATATAGTAAAAAGAAAAAAAGTTCAAGATAAAAGTAAAAAAAGTTCAAAAAAATGAACAATAATGCTTGACAATGTTTTTTGGCAGGTATATAATAAAACCATAAAGTTCAAGATATTGAACAAACGAAAGGAGTTGATACCAAATGCTATACGATTATTCAAAATTGAACGGGCGAATCGTTGAAATTTTTGGAACTAAAAAGAAATTTGCTGAAAGCATGAATCTAAGCGTGAAGTCCGTTTCTTCAAAAACCAACAATAAAAGAAGTTGGCAGCAGGATGAAATTTCTAAAGCGTGCGAATTACTGAAAATTCCAAGCGATGAAATCAATCTATATTTTTTTAAATTTAAAGTTCAAGAACTTGAACACTAATTAAACATTTCCAGCTGGGTTGATACGGTTCTAGCAGATAATTACACAAAAGACGACGACAACGACAATACCATTAGTAAAGGCATTGATTAAACTCTCCTAATTAATTAATACAATCCGTTTAAAACGTCTGCTAGGGCTATACCAGCCTAGCTGGGAAAACAAAAAAAGCACATTGCCGAAACAATGCGCTTACCAAAAAAACTTACTTACATTATACCAGAAAGGAGCACTTATGGATAGTGTAATGCAACAATTTTCCGATTGGCTGAAAGGCATAATCAAGGAAACGTTAAACAAACTTTTGGAAATCGAACGAGACGATGGTTTTAACGAGTTGATGACGCCAAAAGAAACATGCAAGTTTCTTGGCATTTCATATGACACATTTCAAACCTACCGTTATATGGACGGTTTTCCAAGAGAATTACCAGCAAAACGTTGGTCAAAACGAGCTATTAAGAAATGGCTTGAAAATCAAATTTAAAGCTTCTGGACAAGGCTTAGAAAAGAGGAAAACATGGACAAGTATTTAGTTTTAGAACGTCCATTGTATGACGGCCATCAAAAGATTTATTCCTTTGAAAACGGGTATGGTGCAAGCGTAGTAAACCATTCATATTCGTACGGAACAGAATTGGCTGTAATACAAGGTAACATTAACGATTGGCGCATTTGCTGTAGGAAATTAATTCTCGATGACGATGATGACGGTATTTTAGGTTATCTGACCGAAAGCGAAGTCGAAAAATACCTAAAAAGAATCAAGGAGCTGTAAACATGGACTTATTTATTATCTGCTTTAGTTTAGCAGCAATCATATACGTGCTTACATTGCCGTTCGTTGGCAAGCGAGCGCGAAAGAAAGAAGAAGTAAAACGTGAGTATTCGAAGAATTTCCCTTGGGAAGAAACGCAAATCGCATACAATCGCGCTCACGGTTTACCAGATGACGCGATTTAAGAGAGGTGAATGATGGAATTTTATAAAGAATACAGTAGCAGCAGAACATACTTGACTGACGGTAGATGTATTCACAGATACGCTTTCGAAGATCTAAACGAAGACATTGAAAACAATCCATTATGGACTAGTAAAGTAGTTGGCTACACTTCAAATAATGGTCTTTCAACCATACTTGTCCGTTGGATAGGGTTAAATGTGACACCGTTTAAAGAGGTAGAAAAATAATGTACACATACGAATATAGCTGCGAATCATGCGGACATGGTTGGACGGTAATCGATGATTATCCACCGTTCGAATGTCCAGAATGTGAAAGCGAATCAATCATTCAAATTTGGAAAGCGAGGTCTTACGATTGAGAATTTATGTTAATAAACGCAAAAAATTGATTTTAGCACCAGATTATTTTGAAAAGTATGGCGGAGTTAGTAATGAAACTATACAAATTAAAGATGGTGAATTTACAAAGGAAATTGAAAAAGAAGTCAAGGAAGCCATGCAAGAGATTATTGATCGCTGGCAACCTAAAATCGACAGTTTACCATTCGAAGCACTGTTTGCCGAAAAACAACGACAAATTAAAAGCTTTAGTGACTTTGAATCAGTAGCCACTGAATTAATTGAGGAGGAATACGGCAAGTGAAGATTACTAACGCAAGCAATATCGAACTTACCAGAAACTGGCGCATCCTCATTTATGGGAAACCTGGTCTTGGTAAGACGACATTAATTAAACAATTAAAAGGAAAAACGATAGTATTATCACTTGATAACTCACAACGCGTTTTAGCAGGTAGTGAAAATATTGACGTTGTAGAGTTTGATAGAGAACATCCGACAGAATGCATGACTAACTTTCTGAAAGAGGTCGATGAAATTCTTCCAGAATATGACAATTTAGTCATTGATAATATTTCAAGCTTTCAATCGGATTGGTTTATTGAACAAGGGCGAAAATCCAAAAATGGTATCAGCAACGAATTGCAACACTATTCACAATGGACGAACTATTTCTTACGAGTGCTAACAGCGATTTACAGTAAACCAATCAACATTTACGTAACAGCTTGGGAAGATACACATGATTTAAATTTGGAAACAGGACAAATTATCACGCAATATGTTCCGCAAATCAGAAATAGCGTTTTAAGCCAGCTATTAGGGCTTACAGATGTCGTTGGACGAATTATTGTAAACGAGAAAACAGGCGGCCGTGGGGTCGTTTTAGAGGGCTCTGAAGGTACGTATGCTAAGAACCGCTTAGATAAACGCACAGTCTGCTCTATTGAGGAAGTGTTTGAGTTTGAAACTTAGAGACTACCAAGAAGAACTCGTCAACGGTATCAAGCAATCCATGATTGCAGGCAATCACTCAATTATCGTCCAAAGTCCGCCACGCTCTGGGAAGACAGTAGTGATGGCTCACATTGCTAAAGGTGCGACTGATAAAAATAATAAAGTATTATTCTTCAGCCACCGGAAAGAAATCAACGAGCAGGTTTATAAGACGTTCGAAAATAACGAAGTGAACATGGATTTAGTAACCATTGGGGGTGTTCAATCGCTAGTTAGAAAGCTTGATAAGCTTGACGAGCCAACAATCATATTAATTGATGAAGCTCACCACAGTAAGGCAAGTAGTTACAAAAAAATCATTGATCACTTTCCAAATGCTTATAAACTACTTTTCACAGGTACGCCAGTTCGTTTAGACGGTTCGGGTTTTGATGATATTGCGGAAGATATTATTTTAGGCAAATCTGTTAAATGGTTACAAGAGCACGGACGAATCGCACCTTTTAAATACTATGCGCCGCTTATGATTAATGAATCATGCTTGAAAAAACGAGCTGGAGAATTTACCAAAAGCTCTGTTGATGAAACCATGAAAACAGTGATTTATGGTGATGTTATTAAACATTATGAAAAGTTAGCCAAAGGTAAACAAGCTATTGTTTACACACATAGTGTAGAAGCTTCTGAAAATGTCTCTAAGGCATTTAATGACGCTGGCTATAATTCGGCGGCAGTTAGTGGTAAAACACCAAGAGAAGCGCGTGAGGCAACAATGCAGGCGTTTAGAAACGGCGATTTAAAAATCATGGTTAACTGTGAATTATTCACCGAAGGCATTGACTTACCAAACGTTGATGTTTGCATCATGTTACGACCAACACAATCACTATCGCTTTACTTACAATTCGCTATGCGAGCGTTAAATCCTCGTGAGGGCAAAACGGCAATCATTATCGACCACGTCGGAAATGTTGAACGTTTTGGCTTGCCTAACCAAGACCGTGAATGGTCGCTGCAAGGCGTTGTTAAGAAAAAACAAACGGCAAAAGTTGGCGAGCCAACTGTCAGAACGTGCGAGCAGTGTTTTGCGACATTTTGGTCGAAAGAACGCATCTGTCCCGAATGTGGTTTTGAAAACAAGCCAACGGCAAAAGAATTAGAAATCATGCGAGAAGCTGAACTCGCTGAAATTAATGAACAAAAACAGCAAAAAATAAAAAAACGTGTCGAAACATATATTACAGCAGATATGTGTCGAAACATGGATGAACTTAAAGAATATCGTGACCAGCACGGCTACAAAAATGGTTGGGTTTGGTACATGGCTAAAAAAATAGGAATATTGAGGTAAAAAAACATGACATTATTTGAAATTGACTACTCTAAAGCACAAGAATTTGCAAAAGTAACAGACGGAACTTATGAAGTAATTGTTGATAAAGCTGTTCAAAACGCAAGCCAAGGTGGAACTGATTTCTTAGATATCCAATTTAAAATCCGTGAAGATTACAATCAACAATTTAAAAACAATCGCATTTTCCACAAAATCTGGATCAATAAAGAAACCAAGAAATACCCAGTCGGACAAGTAATGAATCTTGCTAAACAATCAGGTATTCCTGACGGTACGAAATTCAATAGTCTGGATGATTATTTGAATATGCTTGTCGGCAAAGCTTTGAAAGTTACTGTTAAGAACGAAACGTCAGAATACAATGGCAAAACATACGAAAATTTGAACGTTAAACGTATCGAAAAATCAGAGCTTTCAGGTATGCAAGCACCAGAAGTGAATGATATTGATTTGCCATTCTAATTATGCAAATGGTGGATTATGCGCTTCACTATCAGCGTAATGGATTTTCAGTCATTCCTATCTCACCAGATAGTAAGAAACCGCTTGTAAGTTTTGCGGATAAGCCACCAGCCGACGAAATTACGATAAAACGTTGGTGGCGAGATTATCCAGACGCTAACATTGCTGTTAGGACAGACACATTCTTCGTCATTGATGTAGATATGCACGGTGATGTTAACGGATTAGAGAGTTTAAGGCATTGGGAGCACGCAAGGTTGATACCTAAAACATTGCAGGCAACCACGCCTAGCGGTGGACGTCACATATTTTTGAAAAAGCGTGATGATATTAGTATTTCCCAAAATATTGGTTTTATTGACGGTGTTGACTTGAAAGCGCACGTTAACAATTACGTTTTAGTTGCGCCATCAAGTAACACCAAAGGGCAGTACAAATGGGATATGATTCATTCACCCAAAAACGGCGAAATGGCTGAAGCTCCTTACGAGTTAGTGAAAATTTTGAAAGATTTAAAACCTGATATGCCATCGTATGACTTTTCGAGTTTTGCGGATAATGGCTATCAAGGAAGCAACAAAACAGCTAAATTGTTTGAACAAATTATTTTTGGTTTTGGCGATAATGGCGGACGCAATAATGCACTTGCTGAATTTGTTGGTGGTTTGTTATTAAGGAATGTTGACATACAAGCCACTTATGAATTGGCTAAAATGGCAAATAACAACACACCCGAACCGTTACCAGAAAATGAATTTGAGCGAACATTTAAGAGTATGTTAGATAAGGAGTTAAGAAGACGTGGTAATTGATTTTGACTTCTACCGCGAAGAATTAAAAAAAGTCGATAATAACGTATTTAAACCATCTAAGCCGACAAGTTGGAAAGCATTGAAGAATAAATGCGCAGCCTATCGAAATGATTACCTAGATACAATTAACGAAGATAAGCCAAAAAGCCAAAAAGTTAAAAAATTAAGCGAGTTAAAGGTTGCTGAAGGTATCAATAAATTATGTCACGTTGTCACTTTACAAAATGGGCGAGTAGCAATATACGACCCAGACGAAGGGTTCTACCACAAAGACCCACGATTTGCTTATAAAATTATCCATTTAATGGAGCCAACATTCAATGAAACTAAGTGCCACAACGTGCTGTTCATGTTAGCAAGCATGGATCGTGAATATGAATTTCAAGGTATGTATTGTGATTTTGAACCAGAGTACAGAGATGTCAGACGGTTTATTCTTGTAAAAAACGGCATTTACGACAGACAGAAACGCAAATTGCTGCCGTTTGATTATAAATTTATTAATTTCAGTACGATTGCAACTAAGCTTGTTCCAGACGCCCCGCTTCCTGCCATTGACGGTTGGGACGTGGAGACGTGGTTACTGGATTTAATGAGCGGTGATGAAGAGCTGGTGAAATTATTGTGGGAAGTCATATCAGCGTCATTAAATGGTAATTACAGCTATCGCAAATCAATCTGGCTTATCGGTAACGGTAACGATGGTAAAGGGACTTACCAGCAGCTTATCACGAATTTAATCGGCGCTAACAACGTTGCACCGCTGAAACTAAACCAATTCGCAGAACGGTTTGGCTTAGCGATTATTGAAGGAAAGACGGTTATCATCGGTGACGATGTCCAAGCTGGTATTTATGTTGATGAATCGTCAAACTTTAACAGCGTGGTGACTGGTGAACCAGTTTCTGTCGAAAAGAAAGGTGAAAATCCTTATATGGCTGTATTCAAGAAAACAGTCATTCAATCAACAAATGGTATGCCATCGTTTAAAAATAAATCAAATGGTACATACAGACGTATTATCATCATTCCATTCTTGAAGACGTTTAGTGCTAAAGATGATAACTGGTCGATTAAAGATGATTATATTAAACGCCCAGAAGTACTTGAATACGTTCTTTGGAAAGCTATTAACCTTGATTTTGATAGATTTAGCGAGCCAAAAGCGACTGGAGAACAAATGAAGGTGTTCAAGAAAGATAATAATACTGTTCTCGCCTTCGTTGAAGAATGGTTTGATAGTTTTGAATCTACAGCACTGCCGACACGTTTCTTGTGGTGGTTATACAAAGAGTGGTGCAAAGAGAACGGCTATACAGCCTTAAAGAAAACAACGTTTGAAAAAGAGTTGGCTGGTAATATTCCAGCTGGGTGGGTTTTGAAAAAATCTCGTGTAAAAGGAAAATTCTTTCCTGCCGATGATGCACCGACACATTACAATGCTTTCCCTTGGAATAATGAGAAAGACGCAAGCGGTTCTTTCAAATGTTACTGCAAAGAGTAATGTTCTTTGTTTGTTCACTGTCGGTGAACAGCGAAAACCCTTGATACATAAGGCTTTCCGTTATCCTTGTTCTCTGTTCTCTATATTTACTAATATTAATAAAAAAATAAATATAAATAATATATATAGAGAGAAAAGCCAAAAATGAACGAACTGGGAACAGAAGTGCCGAAAAACGTTGATATATAAGGGATTTGAGTGTTCACTGGGGGGTGAACACAAAAGGGAACAAGATGACGTGTTTTCAAAACACCCCATCTTAAATAGTTTAGGAGGAAAAATGTTTATAGAAACAGAAGATGGATTACGTAATATCAGTTACTTAAAAGAAGTTGCTTCACATGGTGGATTATTTGAGGGTGACTTACCAGCTTTGCTAAAATTCGTTTATCCAGACGAAACTGTTGAAAAAGTTTTTAGTGTTAAGAAATATGATATTGTCGAATACGCCCTTCGAAATGGAGGCTGGGTTATCGTATGACAACAGAATCATTAATTCAAAGTAAAATACGTGTGGCTTTATCGCAAAACGGACACAGAGTGTTTCGAGCGAATGTTGGTAAAGTCAGAACGGCAGACGGGCGCTTCTTTGATACTGGTTTGCCAAAAGGTTTTTCGGACTTGTTTGGTTTTCGAAAGGACGGACAAATATTTTTCATCGAAGTAAAAAATGAAACAGGTCGTGTGAGACCCGAACAAAAACAATTTTTGGAAACGATGAGAAGTTTTGGAGCGTTAGCAGGGGTGGCAAGGTCACCTGAAGACGCATTGGGGATTGTAAATGAGCAAAGGATCAAATAATTTAGCGGCAAAACATTGCGTGATTTGGTACGAACATCACGAGGAAACACCGCTTGATGTATTGGTTAAGTTCATAGATTGGACGAAAGAAAACCATTTAAGAAGTTACATTGAGATTGGCAAAATGTTGCATGTGACACCGAATGAAGCAAATCGTTTGTTGTGTCTGGCAACATTGCCAGATGATGTGACGGTTAAGAGAATGAAAGGATTAATGAATGGCAAATAATGTTAAAGGTATTTATAGATTCCTAGACACGAAGACGGATGAAATATTCGAGGGCACGATTGATGAATTTGCCAAACATAAAGATGTGGCATTGTCGACAGCCAAAGGTTATTTACGAACAAGACGTGTGGTCAAGACACGTATTGGTGAAATTAAAATCAAACCAAAACCAATCATTCGACAATATTATAATTTAACGACCAAACAATCGTTCCAAGGCACAAAAAAAGAAGCTCTTAAATTCTTTGGCTTGAAAGAGTGGAAATTTCTCAAAATGCAAAAAGAGGGCGAAATACTTAGCAAACAAGTAATTGATGAAAATGATTTTAAAAACATCAAGAAGAAAGCTGAGAAAACTGAATACGATAAGAAAGTCGAAAAAATCAGACGTCAGATGTATAGAAAGGAATGCCATTTAAAGGCTCTCTACCTTTAATTAACAGCTAGGCATATAATTACGTTCAAAACAAGTTGAAACGTCATGCAGAGGGCGTTAGAGAGGTTAAAAACGACATGAAAGTTAATCTATATATCAAAGGCGAAGACGATCTGTTGACAACATGTATTTCACAGCAAACTTACGACATGATCCACGCTTGTTGGAAAAATGGTGAAACGTTCAAATTCGGCAATGGTCGAATTGACGGCAAGGACATTTTAGAGATTGAGGTATTAGAGGAAGATGATTAATTTAATAATGTGGTTGTTAGCATTGTGGACATTGTTAGTGGGTGTGGTTGTCGGCATTGGAATTGCAGAGCTAAAGCACAAAGGAGAACGACGATGAACATTAAACAAACGATGATTAAAGCCTTAAAGCATACTAAATGGGCAGCGCCGCAAAATGTTGACGAAGAAAAGTGGTATGAGGCTTGCGATAAAGCAATCGAGCTAGTCGAGCGACTCAAAGAACCAGATGAAACTAAGATGAGTTTGAAAGAACTAAGACGAGCAAATGAGCTTGTTAAGAATGTCAAAATTTTAGAAGTTCTGTCTAAAAGTGAAATTGAGCATTTGAGAGTGACATATCCAGACGGTAGAGGCGATTGCGTATTTATGAAGGATGAGGTAAAAAAGAGAATTCAAAAGGTGTTCAAAGACTTGGCTGAAGAGTCGAAGTTAGAATTGAAAGAATTGGGGGTTGATTATGAATAAACAAGAAGTGATGAAAGAGATTAATAATTTACCCAAATATTATGCTAATGGCGCTTGTGTTGAATTTGAAAAGGTTTCGGAACTTATCAACCAACTTGACGAACCAGAGAAGCCTGAAGTACCACAATTTGTGGCGGATTGGTATGAAGAGGATAAAAGAGATTTTGAAAATCTTATCTACGCCCTTTGCGTAAAATTTTACACGGATGACCTACCTAAAAATCTTCATGATTGGTTTGTAGACACAGAAAATGAGCCCATTCAGACTCTTGTGAAAATGCACCAATTTGGCTATGAAGTTGAGAAAGTGAAGCTCTACACAGCAAGATTAAAACTGCTCACTTCTAAAAAGTACAGCTTTATCAGCAAGGATAAAGTAGAAGATAAACTAATTATTTCTGGACCAGATGACGTTAATGGCTTATATCAAGTTCGTTTTACTCAAGCAGAACTTGAAGGACTAGGTGTTTGGGATAACCCAGCATTTGAAGTCGACGAGGTGAAAGAATGAATGTAAAAGAAGTATTCTGTAACGACTGTTATAAATGGAAAAAACGAGAAGATTTAGTTGGAAATCAGTGCTCTGATGGTGAGTTATATTGCGAAGAGTGTGGGGCTGTTTTAATTCGTACGGATGATTACAATCCGAATAAGGAAAGAAAGTACACAATCAGAGCCAAGGGAATTGATTCACGTTTTAATTGGCTACTACATGATTATCAATTGGGAGTGTACGTTTTTGGAGGCGTAAGAAATCCAACTTGTCAATCGATTTTTACTGAAAAAGAACTAGCTAGAGATGGTCTTGCTTATATGCTGTATAATGATGCTTTTGAAGCGAAAGAGGAGAAAGATGACTAATTTATGGGAAGAAACACTAAGAATTTTAAAAGGTCATGATAGAAACTTTGATGATGTTAAATATATCCAAGGTTCAGACTTTGGAATCACAAAAGAGAATTTTGAGCAAGTTGCAAAGAAGTCTATCTATAATTCTGATATGAGAACAAAGAGTTGTTAGGAGAATAATATGGACTATACAACATTTAGTTATTTAGATGCACAACAAGCAATTGGTAAAAGGGTAGTTGATGGTATCATTAATATCGCCCCAGAGAAAGGTGCAATGAACGTAACTATCCCTGTGAAGTTTGGTGATGATGATTTTGAAATTGAGGTGAGGTTTAAGAATGACTAAAGAAGACATAATTTATATTATGGATAAAATCATGAATACTGCATTGTTCCATGCTAACCCATATGAACCATTTGTTGAGGACTGGGAGAGTGTATATTCATTAGCTAATGAAGTTTGTGAGGAACTAAAAGATGGCAAATAAAGTTTATGGGAATGGTCTTGAAGTAGAGTTCCCTTGTGAAAACCCGCAACGCTATGTAGGTTTGTCAGGACAACAGGTTAAAGATGTATTGAAAGACTTTGCACCTAGCCCAGAATGGCTTAAAGGTTTCTACTGGTCAAACCTTGTGAAGTATTCACTACGCTTCAAAAACAAAGGTGGAGTAGAAGACCTTAAGAAAGCAAAAGACTATTTAGAATGGCTTATTGAAGAGGAAGAGCTTGAAAATGAGACTGAAGATTAAAGTTATTACTCAAGACGAAGAGCTATTTTTTGATGTCCCTCCTGCTATTTATGAAATCTTTAAATGGCATTGGGAGCACAAGAGAGATTTTAAAATAGCTAATTGTGTGATGAAATCAGATGAAATCTTATCTATTGAACTAATGGAAATCGAGGTGTTTTAATGATTGAAATTAAATACTATAGTCAAGCTGGTAATCAGGTTGCTAGTGAAGTTTTAAATACTGGAAAACTTAAGACACAATTGCTAGCACTTGTTTGTAAGAAATGTATTTTGCAAGGTTTCTATTCATATGTTGCAAAGGATAATTTTGGTAATCATATTGAAGAAATTGTAATTGAAGATGAATTAGTCCTAGAGTAATTGAAAGGAGAACAAAATGGAAGCTTATAAACAACGAATGATAAATGAATACAATGAATTGAAAGAACGTGCTGATAAACTAGGTTTTATGCTAGTGAAAGAATCACAAGGTGGTTTAGACTTTGAATTATCTTGTCCAGTGAATCTGTTAAAAGCACAGTACAATGCAATGAATGCTTATCTTAAGATTCTAGAAGTACGTGCTGAAATTGAGGGAGTTGAACTATGAGTAAGCCTACACTTTATAAAGTAACTTGTGATAAATATGAGGTTATAACTGAAGACGTATATAGGATGGAAATGTATGTAGCAAGTTTCCTTATGGATAATGAAGAAGTTGTAGTTAAGAGGTTGAGATAAATGAAAGAATTTAAAGAAATCATTGACGGTATAGCACACTCACTAAACATGACAGTTGATAGCTTGGTTAAAGCCTATCCCCATTTGAGAACAGAGTATAGTTATTACTATACTTATAACACAGTTCAAATTGTTTCTGGAGTACTCTTTGTCCTAACTTTAATTGGTAGTGTAATTTCTTTTATGAATTGGGTATGGACAGCTAATGACTACCACAGTTCAGATATTCTTAGTAAAAGAAGCTTTGCAACCTTTGTAGTGATTTCATTTATTACATTGATTATGCTTACTGTGTTAGTAGGTTCATCCTATCTAAAGGGCTTCGCATGTCCAGATGTGCTAATTATTAATAAAGTGATAGGAACTATTAGTTGTGGAGAATAAGTTATGAATAAAGTTAAATTCTTTGAAAAATACACAGGTTATGCTTTGGAAGATGAAATAAATGAATTTGCAAAAGACCATGAAATTGCCCAAATTTCAGTTTATTTGGAAGTTGGTAAATCAGTAGGTGCTATGGTACTTTATAAAGCTTAATAACCAACAACGGTGCTTCGGACGTTCGACTCGTCCGGTTGGTATACACCAAAATTTAAATAGGAAAGAGGTATCTCCTGATATATATATTTTTCATTCGTGGTTAAGGTGTATGACCGCGGTGCTGACAACGGTAATTCATGAGGCGTTCAACTCGGCTCGTCAGCATATGACTAGCATTTAAAATCAAAATGAAAGCAGGGCGATGATGATTGCTTAGCTAGTCGAGCAATCTAGCACCTACCTTTTCTACTAAACTCAGTTGCCACAATGGTTCTTAGACCAGTTCGAGTCTGGTCGTGGCTATAACCAGAAATAATAAGGTTTTTATGTTTGGAGGTGGTTAGAACACTCCTTCTTCACACATAAAATTACAAAAATTAGTACAGCTGGCAGGTTTCATCTGGTTAACTGCTAGCACAATTAGCGAAATTAAAATTAGAAAAGAGGTATTCCTTAATATTTTTTTCTAAAAATCTAACGCAGTTATCGCTAGCTGTTATTATAGTTCGGGTAGTGGTGGGAGGAAAAAGAAAGGAGAAGCGTGGAAGAAGAATGGCGCGACATTAAAGACTATGAAGGCATTTATCAAGTGTCTAACTACGGAAGAGTTAGAAGTTGCACAAGGATAATCACCTATAAAAATGGTTCAAAACATCATAAACAAGGGAAAATTTTAACATTAGTCCCCAATAGTGATGGTTACATGCTTGTCGGTTTAAATGTTTTGAATAAACAAAAAACTCGACTTGTACATAGGTTGGTTGCAGAAACTTTTCTTGAAAAAATCAAAGGAAAAAACGAAATAAATCATATTGATGAAAACAAGAAAAATAATTCGGTTTCTAATTTAGAGTGGGTGAACAGAAAAGAAAATTGCAATCATGGCACAAGAAATAAGAGAATCAGCGAACGCAATAGGGCTGCACACCCTGGAAAACAAATTGCGCAATATACAATTGCAGGAGAGTTGGTAGCAACTTATCCCAAAATTAAAGAAGCTGCTAGATGCCTAGGTGTAAATTGCATAAGCATAAGCTGTGCATTGAACGGCAAAAACAAAACAGCTTACGGGTATGTATGGAAATTTTTATAAAATTCAATGTTCAGTTCGTGCGCCTGACTGCAAAAGAAAAAGCCCTGCTTACGCAAGGCTTCTCGATATGTAAACGTTATATTAATTATAGCATATTGAAGGAGAAAAGACGTGAGTAGGACTAAAACTAAAGCGGATTATATGTTGGAAGAACTTAGACTAATTCCTAAAATGATTAAGCAATTGAAGCTAGATATTGAAGCAACCCAAGCCTCCCTGCTCGCATCTCCGCAATGGTCAGACATGAAAGTCAGCGGTGGTCTGAAACGCACGCAGACAGACAAGAACGTCTCTATTATTGACGCGTCTGATTATGGCAAGGCGGAGATTGCACGCTTGGTTGAACGCCGCGAGGAAATTGTCTGCACGATCATGCAAATACCTGATATGGCACAGAGACATGTGTTGCTTACGACTTATCTCAATTGTGAAACGTTCGATGAAGCTATTGATAAACTCGAACTTAATCGTAATAAATATTATACAATTAAGCAAAAGGCGATTAAAACACTCAATATCATACTAGAACGTACGGAATTAGGATGAATTCATACTCCATAATACGACCTGCCATGCTATTATAGTAGTATGAAATAATGACAGAGGGAGCTGGGAACAGTTCCTTTTTGTGTTGCAAAGGAAGAAGGAAAGGATATGAAACCACAAAAGCTTACTGTTGTTGGTGGAAAGCGAAAGCAAGTAGACTTTGATAGTCGAAGCGAAGAGTACAAGAACTACAATAAAACAAGATGGAACTATGACAAGAAGCTGACAAGGTTTTACAATAGTTCAACTTGGAGACGAACAAGTAAGTTAGTATTGCTTCGCGATGATTATGTTTGCCAAATGTGTGGTGGAGAAGCAACGATGGTTGACCATATCATTCCGATTAAAAAAGATTGGAATCGAAGATTAGATCTTGATAATCTTCAAGCAAGTTGCAAAGCATGTAACGATGCTAAAGCTAATCGTGAGAATTATGGTAAAAAATAGCTTTAAAAAGGCGAACTATCCTACCTATAACGGGTGCAGGGGGATATAATCGTTCGGAAATACCCCTTTATTTTTTATCGGGGCTATGTATCGTTCGGACATAACAACGCCGCCCTCTTCCGTGCGCAATTTTCCCTTTTTGAACTTTTTGGAAAGGAGGTGTAAGGCTTGGGAAGAAAACTAAAAGTCATCGAGACTAATAAGAAACATCTAACGAAAGCAGAGAAAGCTGTTCGTGAAGATATTCAGAAAAAAGCAGGCGATGGTCTAGCTGAATTACGGCTTACACCACCTGCACATTTAGGAAAGATTGCCAAGAAAGAATACAAGCGAGTAGTTAGCGAATTGCAAAGTTTGCCCATTCGCGATTTGGACAGAGCAATTTTAGAAAACTACTGCACTTGGTACGGCATTTATATTGAAGCTAGTGAAAAAGTTAGCGAGATAGGCGTTTCTGTGTACGACGATAATAAAGGAATGTGGATTCAAAACCCGCTGGTAGTGACTCTTGAAAAAGCAACCAATAATATCAAATCGTGCGCAGCACAATTAGGTTTAACGGTTGATAGTCGCATGAAGATGTACATGCCGAAGACAGAAGAAAAGAAAGAAACCATGTTCGATAAGTTTGGTGGGTAAATGAAAGGAGGTAATCAAAATAGCTTACGATTATTCGGAAATTAATGAGCAGTATAGAGATACTGCTTTTTATTATGCTCTCGATGTGGTCGAAGGCAATGTTAAAGCTTGCCAGAAAGTAATCAAAGCTTGTCAAAGGCATTTGGATGATTTAAAAAACATCAGCAATCCTAATTTTGAATTTGATTACTTTCCTGAAAAAGCCCAAAACACTATTGATTTTTTGGAAATTTTGCCGGACGTCAAAACAGGTAAAACTTATCCATTAGCGAGATTTCAAAAATTCATCATCTCCAGCTTGTATGGCTGGCGAAAGAAAAAAGACCATTCAATCAGACGCTTCCGCAAGGCTATGGTTTCGGTCGCTCGTAAAAACGGGAAGACGATTTTAATTGCCGGTATTTTGCTTTATGAATTCCTTTTTGGTAAGAACCCCGCATTAAGCCGTCAGCTCTTCTGTACGGCCAATGACCGAACGCAGGCTAGAATTGCTTGGACAATGGCTAAGAAACAGCTAGAGGCGCTAAGAGCGGCAAACAAAGACATCTTTAAAGCTACTAAGATTGTTCGCGATGAGTTAACAAACAAGCGTGATGAATCTTATATTAGAGCATTAAGCCGCGACACTGGTGCTGTCGATGGTTTTGAACCATATGTTGGCGTACTGGATGAATACGCCGCAAGTAAAACCAATGAAATGATTGAGCTTTTGGAATCTGGTCAAGGTCAGCTCGATAATCCATTGATTTTAATTATTTCGACAGCTGGTCTAGATTTGAACGTTCCAATGTATACAATCGAGTACAAGTATGCATCTAAGATTTTAGATAAGAAAACGGTTGACGAATCCTATTTTGCGTTCATTGCCGAACAAGACGACGAGAAAGAAATCGCTGACGAAAGCAGCTGGATTAAATCAAATCCTATTCTTGAAGTACCAGCGCTACACGATAAAATCATGGACTACCTTCGTAAACGTCGCAAAACATCGCTCGAAACCGGTGAAATCAACAAAGTACTGGTTAAGAATTTCAATATGTGGCGACAATCAACTGAAGCATCTTACATGGACAAGCAAACATGGGAGAATGCTTTGATTGATAGACCGGATACGACTGGCAGACGTGTCTGGATAGGCGTTGATGTCGGTCATTCAAGCGATTTATTTTCAATTAGCACAATGGCGATGATGGACGATTATTGGTACGCTGACAGCTTTTCATTTGTCGCTACTAAGTATGGATTGATAGCGAAAGAAAAACGAGACGGCGTTTCTTATACGAACTTAGAACGTGCGGGGGAATGTGAAATCACTACGCTCGAATCTGGTGTCATTGATAATGAGCGAGTTATGGAAAAACTCGAAGAAATGGTTATCGAAAACGATTGGGAAGTTCAAGGAATTTACTTTGACCCTTATCAATACGGCGCTTTGTTAACTATGATTGAAAAACGGCATCCAGAATGGACGCAGGTTCAGATTCCACAGACGACTATGGTCTTGAATATGCCCACGAAACAATTCCGAGATGATGTTAGAACGGGTAAAATCAAACACTCTGGCAATAGATTGCTTACGATGGCTGTAAACAACGCATACACGCGCATAGACAATAACGGCATGCGTATTGATAAGAATAAGAATAGCAACAAAATCGACCCGTTAGACGCGCTTTTAGACGCTTATGCGGCGTGCTATCTCGAGCAGTTTGACGGAGCTGGTTATTGGACAGATGAGAAAATTTTGGGAGGTGACACTCTGTTTTGATGTTTTTTAAGAACAATATCCACACTTTGCTCTTGCTGGTTGGTTTAGGAATAATCGATTATTCGTTTTTTAGACTAAATTTAACAGCTGGTTTTATGTGTTTAGGTTTGATGTGTACGTTTTTAGGTTTTTACATTGATAAAACGAAAGGAAAATAAAATATGTTGACAGTCTTCCAGATGGTGACGTCTGTTTTTGCCTTGATTATATTCTTGGCACTGGCTTTTATTGCAGCAATCTTAGGATTTTTAGTGTTTGCAGTCATTTATGGGCTAGTGGCTAATATTATCGATATTTTTAAAAATCATGAATTGTAATTTCTCTTATTAGAAAGGAGGTGAGAAAATGAGTTTTTTTCAATCGTTAGGCGATTCAAGCCTTTCTTACGATGATTACATTTCTTCGGTTGTTTCTGGGAATGATAGCGCGAGATATATCGGTGTGTCAGCACTGAAAAACAGCGACGTTTTGACAGCAACATCAATCATTGCTGGAGATATTGCGAGGTTTCCGCTGATCAAGAAGAATGTTCACGGTGACATTATCCCAGATGAAGATATTAATTATTTATTAAATGTTAAATCGACTGGTAATGCTTCGGCCCGAACGTGGAAGTTCGCAATGGCTGTCAATACGATTTTAACTGGTAATTCTTATTCACGAATTTTACGTGACCCAACAACTGGCAAAGCGTTGCAGTTCCAATTTTACAAACCGTCTGAAACACGGGTTGAGGAGCTGGAAAATCATGAACTTATCTACACGTTTGTGGATAGTCTGACCGGCAAGGAGATTACGTGCAACGCTGAAGATGTCATCCACTGGAAATTTTTCAGCCACGACACTATTTTAGGGCGTTCGCCTCTCTTGTCACTCGGCAATGAAATCAGCTTGCAAAACAGCGGGACAAGTACGCTTTTGAAGTTTTTTAAAGACGGTTTTTCAAGTGGTATTTTGAAAATGGAAGGCGGTATGTTGAGCGGTGAAGCTCGCAAGAAAGCGCGTGAAGAATTCGAAAAAATGCGTGAAGGGGCAAAAGGCGGAAGCCCGCTAGTATTTGATAAGACAATGTCCTACGAACCGCTCGAAATCGATACGAACGTCTTGCAGTTAATCACAAGTAACAATTTTTCAACCGCTCAAATCGCAAAAGCTTTGCGTATACCTAGCTATAAATTGGGTGTAAACAGCCCTAACCAGTCCGTAGCACAGCTTACTGAAGATTATGTTACGAATGACTTGCCATTTTATTTTGACGCGATAACAAGCGAATTAGGGCTTAAAATTTTCGATGATTCTGACCGCAGGAAATGCCGACTTGAATTTGATACACGTAGCGTAACAGGTCGAAATGTTGATGAGATTGTTAAACTTGTCAACAATACATTGTTGACGCCTAACCAAGGGCTTATTGAACTTGGTAAGCAACCGTCTGACAATCCAGATATGGATAGGTATCAAACGAGCTTAAACTACGTGTTCTTGGATAAGAAAGAAGAATATCAATCATTGAAAGGGGGTGAGACTAATGCCGAAACGAATTCAGATGAGGGGCCCGCTAATTCCGAATAACAGCCAAGAAGCTTATGATTATTTTGGAATGGAAGCGACAAGTGCTAAATCGATTGCTGAAGCTCTTCCGGAAGATGGTTCAGACGTTGTAATTGAAGTCAACTCAAACGGCGGTTTGGTGACAGTAGGCAGTGACATTTACACAACACTTAAAAACTATTCAGGACATGTTACTGCTGAAGTAACTGGAATGGCTGCAAGTGCTTGTAGCGTTGCAATTATGGGTGCTGATACTGTACGTATTAGCCCAACAGCTCAAATCATGATTCACAAAGCGTTGTTGAATTGGGTGTCTGGGAACAGTGATGACCTTGAATCAGCTGCTAATGCTTTGAAAGCTAGCGATCGAGGAATTATCAATGCTTATAAAGCTAAAACTGGCTTGAGTGAAGATGAATTGCTTGAACTCATGAAAAATGAAACGTACATGAGTGCTGATGAAGCTGTTGAAAAAGGTTTTGCTGACGAAGTAATGACATTTGACCAACAGCAGGCAGTTGCAAGTATTGGCAACGGATTGTTGCCACAAGCGGTCATTGATGACTATTTTGCAAATCATGGCAACAAACGAAAACAGGAAATTGAAGCTATGAAACGTGAAATCGAAAAAGAAGAAATTTTACAAGGACTTTAAGTCCTTTTTATTTTGCACAAAAAAGGAGAAAACTACATGTTCGATGAAAAAATCAAAGAATTGAAAGCGTCTATTAACTCGCTTTCAGCAACTATTACAGCTAAAACGGCTGATGTTAAAAACGCTCTTGAAGCTGACGACCTTGAAAAAGCTCGTGCTATCAAAAACGAAATTGACGCAGCTAAAAATGAATTGAAAACAGCAAAAGCAGACCTTGAAATGTTTGAGGCTACTAAAAATGCAGGTGGCGCAGAAAACAAAGCAGGTCATGAAGTAAAAGGAGAAGATATGACTTATCGTGATAAAGTAAACGCGTTCTTGCATTCAAAAGGTACTGTCGTTAACGAAGGACTTCGTTTTGAAGGCAAAGATGAAGTGCTTGTTTCACTAAACGACATCACACCAACAACAGATGGAGTGGTTAAAACAGACACAACTAAAGTGACTAGTGAAGAACTTGTTACTACACCAATTCGCGAAATCCAAACTACAGTTGATTTGAAACCATTTACTACTGTTTACGCAGCTAAAAAAGCGTCTGGTAAATACCCAATTTTGAAAAAAGCAACTTCAAAAATGGTTAGCGTTGCTGAACTTGAAAAAAATCCAGCTCTTGCTAAACCAGAATTCGGCGAAGTTGATTGGTCAGTAACTACTTATCGTGGAGCAATTCCAGTTTCTCAAGAGTCAATTGATGATGCAGACGTTGATTTGCTTGGTATCGTTGCTGAGACAGCTGGTCAAATCAAAGTGAATACAACTAACTACGCAATTGCTAACGTCTTTAAAACATTTACAGCTAAAACTGTTGAAAATGTCGATGACATCAAGAAAATTCTTAACGTTGACCTAGATCCAGCTTACGAAGTAGCTTTCGTTGTTTCACAAAGCTTCTACCAAATTCTTGATACATTGAAAGATGAAAATGGTCGCTATCTCCTTCAAGATTCAATTACAGCGGTTTCTGGCAAAGTCTTGCTTGGTAAACCAGTCTTCGTTTTATCTGACGAGGTTCTTGGAGAAACAGGAGAAGCTAAAGCGTTCATTGGTGACTTCAAACGTGGTGTCTTGTTTGCAGACCGCAAAGACCTTGGTCTTCGTTGGGCAGATAATGAAATTTACGGCCAATACTTGCAAGCAGTTCTTCGCTTTGGTGTTGTTAAAGCAGATGCGAAAGCTGGTTACTTCGTAACATTTACACCAGCACAAACACCCAGCACAGGCGCTTGATAAGCCAACAAGCGCTAACACAAAACAAGAAATTATGGACTATCTAGATAGTCAAGGAATTGCTTACACACAATCAATGACGAAAGATGAACTTTTAGCTCTCGTCAATTAAAGGTAGGTGATTAAATGGCAGTTTCACAAGAACTACTGGAAGCGGTCAAACTTTATTGCAAAATCGACTTTGATTTTGAGGATTCAATTCTTGAAGAAATGATTGAAGCAGCGCAAGAAGAAATTTGCTTTGCAATTGAAGCTGGTTCTAAGCCGGAAGATTTTGCAGGCTATAAGAAATTTGAGCTTGCGGTCAAAAAACAAGTCAAAGAAGATTACGAGCATAGAGGGATTACTGCTGATAGCAACCGTTATCCGCTTGCGAACGGTGTGGTAAACATCATTCATCAATTACGTTTGCGAGGTGTTGATGATGTTAACACGTAAAATGAATGTGCGTATTACGATTTTTAAAAAAGAGGGCGGGCAAAACGAAGATGGTGAGGTTTTGGATGATGTCAGAACAAATGTAATGTCTTGCTGGGCGGAAGTTTCAAAGACAAGTATCAAGGACTTTCGCAAGAACACAACTGGCAAACAAGCCGACAATGCGACATTAACCGAAACCAAGGACACGAAAGTGTTCTTGATTCGTTATTTGCCAAATCCACCTTTTGATAATTCGATGTTTATTGATTTTAACGGTCTTGAATATCGAATTGATGAAATCGAACCAGACTACGCAAATAAAGAAATGATTATGATAAGTGCGGTGCGAATTGTATGACAAAAGGCATTGATGAAATCTTATCTAATCTTACCAAGCTGCAGGTCAAAGCGCCGAAAGCAGCAAAGCAAGCGGTAACTGAAGTTGCTGAGGAATTTGAAAAACAATTGAAGGCAAATACACCTAGAGACGACAGTTTTATCGACCATTTGCAAGAAGACACAGCAGTTAGTGGCTTTAAGGGCGCTAGTGAGGGCATTGTGTCAAAAGAAATTGGTTATGGTAAAACTACTGGGTGGCGTGCGAAGTACCCAGACTCAGGTACGATTTACCAGCGTGGGCAAGAATTTGAAGAGAAAACAATCAACCAAATGACGCCTGTCGCTAAACGAATATACGCAGAAAAAGTTAAGGAGGAATTAGATCTATGATTGCCGAAACGACGGCGTACAAGCTTTTAAGTAACGATGTTCAATTAAATGAGCTGTTTGACAGCTATCGTGGAGGAAAGTTTGGAGGTGGCTTTAAACAAGGAATATTCACGTATGACATTCCAGAGAAACCCACCAACATGAAGAAAAAAGAACTAGCTCCTTTCATGCGTATTAACACAATCTATGATGCGCCAAGTAATTACGCAGACGATAGCTATATTGGCACAGAACAGCGAATTGTCATCAATTTTTGGTGTCAAACGGCTGCGCAGTCTGCTGCGATTACAGCGCGCATTGATGAAGTTTTAACTGAAGCCGGATTTGAATGGTATACGGCTAACGAAACTCCTCGATATAAAGACAACGATATTGGCTTACTGATGAATGTAAGAAAATATCGTTTTTTTGATTGGGGTAATTAAAAAGAAAGAAGGAATTTATACATGGGTAAAGTAAAATTTGGTCTTAGTGGCTGCGAATATGGCGTTTTGAATAGCGCTGAAAAAGTTGCGCAAAGCAAACGACTTCCCGGTCTTACAAGTGCAAAATTGGAACTAACAAACGAGCTTAAAACACTTTCAGCCGATGATGGGCCATATGTGGTAGTTTCAGGTGGTATTACTGAAGCCAAACTAACAATTGAAACATATGATTTGACATCTGAAGCACGTCAAGATTTCTTTGGTATCACTGTTGAAAATGGTATTGAAAAATATACTAAAGACCTTACACCAAACGATGTCGCGATTTTGTTCCGTACTAAAATGGATGACGGTAAATATGTGTGGGTAGGACTTTTGAAAGGTAAATTCAATTTGCCTGGTCTTGAAGCATCTACTGTCGATGGTGCACCAGACCCTAAAGCAGATTCAATCGAAGGTAGCTTTGTAGCTCGCGGTGGCGAAGATGGTACAGTTCTTTTGATTGGACGCGAAGACGCAGAAGGGTTTGACCTCGAAACATTTAAAGGTATGGTATTCCCTGCTGTAGGTGCGTAATTAAAAACGGTTGGGGTTAACCCAGCCTTTTATTTTTGTGTGAGGTAACTATGTACGAAATTAAATTAAAAAAAGGCGGAGTGGTAAAAGAGTACTCAAAAGATTACATCAATGTTGAAGACAATCTTTTGGCTGTTGACCACAACGCACGTCAAAACGCTTTTATCTCAAATGATAAAGCGGCTTTTGATTCGAAACAAACACGTAAACTTAACGAAGCTTATCTTCAAATGTTCGTCGACATGTACGGAAAACAATTCACTGTTGCTGATTTGAAAACCGCAGATGTTGAGACATTGAATGTTCTTGATGAATTGTACGTTGACGCGTTAGGTCGAGGTAAATCAAACGAAGAAACCGATGAGGGTGAAGAAAAAAAGGAGGTATAACTCCTGAACAAGCTAGATCTAACTTACTCGGAATGATTCAAACATTATTGAACCACGGTTACACGATTCTTGATATTAAAAAAATGCAGCTATCAGATTTTGAATTGATGGTAGAAGCATTGGAACAAGAATCACCCGAAAAGAAAGCAGAAGAGAAAGAAACTACGCTCGACAAAGCATTCCCTTTCCTTTTCGGGTAGAAAGGAGGATAAATGGCAAATATAGGTAAATTGGTAGCCACAGCTACACTTGACATAGCTCCTTTTCAAACCAATACTAAGCAGCTAAAAACTTACATGCGTGGCATTGACAGTTCTTTGAAAGCTGTTGAGAAGAGCATAGCTGGTCAAGGTAGCAAAATAAAAGGTTTGCGAGCAGTTTATAGCGAAACCGGACAAGCTCTTAAAGGTTACCAATCCTTACTTTCTCAACAAGCTGAAAAATACAACAATCTAAAAGCTGAAATCGGCGACTTCTCAACAGCCACTGCGGCGCAAAAAGATGCGTTGATTGGTGCGCATACTGCCATGATGGACACGGCAGCAAAGGTCAGCGAACTTCAAGGACGTTTGCAGAATTTAGCTACTGAAATGAATGTCTTTAGTCGAATGGGTTCTGCCATGACTAATTTTGGTAATACCTTGCAAACGGTCGGCGGTAAGATGACCGGTTTAGGTAATACGATGACAGCAGGTGTGACAGTGCCAATCGTAGCAGGGGTTGGAGCTGTCGTTAAATCTGCGATGTCTTGGGAAAGCGCATTCGCTGGTGTCAAGAAAACCAACGATGAAGTTGTAGACAGCAACGGCAACGTTGTTTACTCTTACGCAGATTTAGAGAATGGTCTACGTAGTTTAGCTTCGCAATTACCAGCTAGCCACGAAGAAATTGCAGGAGTTGCTGAAGCAGCTGGTCAGTTGGGTATTAAGTCACAAGACGTTGTAAGCTTTACGAAAACCATGATAGACATGGGTGAATCAACCAACCTGTCAGCAGAGGATGCAGCGTCAGCAATTGCAAAAATCGCTAATATTACTGGTTTAACATCTGACCAATACCAACGTTTTGGTAGTTCGGTGGTAGCTTTGGGGAATAACTTTGCAACCACTGAAACAGACATTGTCAATATGGCTAACCGCTTAGCAGCGTCTGGTACTTTGGCAGGTTTGACGAACCAAGAAATTCTTGGACTTTCAACAGCTATGTCATCTGTAGGTATTGAGGCTGAGGCTGGTGGTACTGCAATGACGCAAACACTGTCAGCAATTGAATCAGCAGTTGCCGCAGGTGGTGAAGACTTGCAGAAATTTGCAAAAGTAGCCGGAGAATCGTCAGAAGAATTTGCAAGCAAGTGGAAAAATAGACCAATCGAGGCCATCCAAGACTTCATCAAAGGTTTAGGACGTCTTGATGAGCAAGGTACGAGTGCGACGCTTGTTCTTGATGATATGGGGCTTAGTGGTGTTCGCCAATCTAATATGCTGAAATCTTTGGCACTTGCCGCAGACACAATGAGCGGTGCGGTAGACCTATCAAACAAAGCATGGGACGAAAACACAGCACTTACTAATGAAGCAAGCACACGTTACGAAACTACCGAATCAAAACTTAAAATTTTAAAAAACCAAGTCAAAGACACAGCTATTGATATGGGCGGCCCATTCGTTGACGCATTGCGTGAGGGGTTTGAAGCTAGCAAGCCTATTATCCAAACGTTGCAAGACATGGCAAAACGCTTTAACGAACTAGAACCAGAGCAACAACGCCACATTATGAAATGGATTGCCATTGCAGCAGCAGCTGGCCCAGCCCTTTCAATTTTTGGGAAAATCACAAGTGGCTTAGGCGGAATGTTTAAAGCCGTTGGTGCAGTCAATAGTGGAATCGGTGGCTTAGTTGGGAAACTAATGCCAGCCGTGTCTGGTTTTGGTAGTGTCGAAGGTGCAGCAGCTGGTGCCACTGGCGCAGCAAGCAACTTTGGTGGTGCAGTAGGGTTATTGGCTAACCCACTAGGGCTTGTCGTAGGTGGTGCAGCAGCGCTAGCTGGTGGGCTAGTGATTTTAGCAGACGCTAAAGACAGAGCCAGAGAAAGCGCCGAAAAATACGGCACAACACTATCAGGAGATACTAAAGGCAAGCTTGATGAATTTAGTAGTGCAGTAACTACAGCTCAAACTGCTATGACTAACTTTGAAACTGGCGCAACGCAATCAGCTGATAACGTTAAAAACGCAGTTTCAGATATGATGAAAGCTATTACTGACGGCGCTAATGACACTAAAACTAAGATTGACCAGCTCGCTCAAAAATACGGTTTCACTGACGAACAAGTAGCTGCAGCGAAAGCTAAGCAAGACCAAATTGTTCAAAACTCACAAACGATGGCTAATCAAATTACATCGATTTACGAGAAGCATAACGGTGACGTTAGCAAATTGACAGCTACTGAGAAAACGATTGTTGAAAGTAACATGAAACAGCTTTGTGAAGCTCGTGTAAAAGAATTGGGTCTTGGTAAAAACAAAGAAAAAGCTATCCTTAAAGTCTTTAATGGCGACATTAAGAACATGACAATGGGACAGCTTAAAGACCAATCTTCAGCTTTGCAAACCGCCATGAAAGAAGAGCAAAAATCGTACAAGCAACAGCGAAACGATTTGAAAGATTCTTTAAAACTTGGTCTTATGGATCAAGAAGAATACAACACAAAAATGGCTGCGCTAAAAACGCAACATAATGCGACAATGTCGGAATTTGGAAAAGCGTTGATTAAAGTTGCGCAAGAGCAAGACGCGCAAAGTGGTCAATTTGGTGTGTACGCTGAAAAAGTTCGTAAGGTTTTGGAAGATTACAACATGAGCTTCCAAGATTTGTCAGAACAAGCGATGGAATCTGCGAAAGCAATTGGTCGACATACAGACATGATTGGAACATACACGTCTGATATGACTGCAGATGCCAAAAGCGCAACCGACCAGTGGAATGCTTTAACGCTTGACCCATTAACGGGTGAATTAAAAACCAATGCTGTTCAAGAAGTAGCTAACGCTCTTACTGCCGAGAACGGATGGAACAATATGGAATTCATTTTGAAAAATGCCAATGTCAATTCCAACGCCCGCGTAGAAGTAGCTGATGCTTTGCAAAAATTAGGTGAATGGGACAATACCACACCAGAACAGAAAGAACTGCTATTCCAAAATGACAAAGGTTTACTTGCGATTTATGAATCAAAAGAAGAGCTAGATATTTGGAATGGTATGCCTGCAAACGTCAAAGAACTTTTGTGTCAAAACGAAAAATTCACTTCAAATGCTAAAACGGCAAAAGAAATGCTCGATAAGTGGAATAATGCAACACCTGACCAAAAGAATTTGATTGCAACTAACAATACATCCGAGGGTGTCAGTGCGGCCATCGACATGCTTTTGACTGTTCCAGACCAAAAGGAAACAAAAGTCAAAGCTAAGAACGAAACAAAAACAGAAACGGATAAAGCTAAACAAAACATCGACAGCGTTTTGCAAAACAATCCGGTAGCCGTCAAAGCATTTGATTTAACTTTGCCAGAAACAAGCAAAGCGCAAGCGAATATTGATAACACTACTCAAAAGAAACTAGCCGACATTAAAGCTAGTGATAAAACTAGCCCTCAAACATCGTCTGCACAGCTTAAATTGAATAGCGTTAAACAACCGTTTCCAGCTGCGATTAATGCAAACAACTTAACAGGCGGGCCGGTAGCGAGTGCTAAAGGAAGCATTGCAAGTGTTAAAGGCAAGACTGTAAGCGTTAAAGCTAACGACCACGCTTCTGGTGTCATTTCTGGTATTTTAGGTTGGATGTCTCAACTGAAAGATAAAACAATCAATATCTTTACGAGACACACTAAGAACGAAAAGGGCACGAATTATCACCCCGGCGGCTTAGCATTGGTCAATGACCAAAAAGGGCCAACTTATAAGGAATTGGTAACATTGCCAAATGGTATTAGCTTCATTCCTCGCGGGCGTAATGTCATGTTGCCTTTGCCGCGAGGTTCCAAGGTTTTACCAGCTGGTAAAACAAAGCAACTGTTTCCACATTATGAGGACGGCATTGGTTTTGAAAACACACGAGTGGCAGACGTAGCGCGCAGGATTGGCGATTTGCAAAGCAATAGCGATGTAGCCGTTATTCGGAACGATGACAGCGACACACGTCGCATGATTGGCAGGATTATTGATTTGCTTATCGAAAACACAAGCAGCATTGAACGTCTAGCAAATAGGCAGGTAGTTATTGAAAATTACCTTGACCGCGAACGCATAGGACGTTCAGTGGCGAAAGCCGTTACTAGCGAACAAGAACGCAACAATTCGATTGTTAGCGCAGTATATGGAAAGGGGTGGTAAAAATCGAAAAAGTATTTTTTAACGACCAAGAATTAACACAATATATTACGGTCACATCCGATTTCCATTTATGGCAAGGAGCGGATTTTGACCCGCAGTTCAGTGATAACGACATTTTAAGCGGTTCTGAATTTTACTATACCAAATTCGGTAAGAAAGTAATTTCAGTGCCGTTTTTTAATTGCACAGCAACGTTCGAAGATTATAACCAGTTATTGCGCATTTTAAATGTCAAAGAACCAAAAGAACTTCGCTTTAGTAGCCGTCCTAATATTGTGTTCTACGCAATCCCAAGTGGAAAGTTAGACTACGAACGCATTACCCGCCACGCCGGTAAAGGTTCGATTGATTTTGTTATCGTTGATGGTTTGGGGCATTCAACTGCTACCCGCTCATTCAACTTTACTAAAAACGACTTCGGCGTATACGAAGCTGAAATTGTTAATGACGGCACCGAAGACGCATACGTCAGCTACGAAATCAAACTCAAGAAAGAGTCTGGCTACGTTGCGGTTACAAGTCCTTACGGCTTGCTGCAGTACGGTAAATACGACGAGGAAGACGGTTATATCGACCGCAAAAACGTCACTTTGCTAAGTAACCAGAAAGGCGACTTTGCCAACTGGACAGACGGAAATGTGTTTTACGAGAACCCAAACAAAATCGTAACAACGCAAATGTCATCAGACGCTGCTTTCGGCGGACGTCTCGGGCTTATGCCGTCAAGCTTTACAACAAGCGGAACTGTTGGAGCGTTTAGCTATGGTGCTTGTAAAGAGTACGTGCTAGAGACACCGGTCGAGCAATGGTACATCTGGGCGAGAGCGTGGTTCGAAACTGGTCTAGTGACTCAAAACGGTGAATGGTGTCTCGCGGTCATTGACGAAGATAACCATTTGTTAGCTGGTATGGCGATTGAGAAGAACGATAGAACACGCAACGAAGCTTACGTGCGTTTCTTGGTTGGTGACGGTAACGGCGGAAGTATGGTCAAGAAAGAAATCAAATTCACACCGTCATACTGGATTCCGCCCAACCCTTATGGCGCGCAGTCTATCGACCGCAATTCAAACATGTTTGACCTTGTCAAGGAGAAAGACCGTGTTCAGTTCTTTTGGTATGGCGGTTACCATCCATTTTCGGCTAGTCAATTAAATGGCAAGAAAGCGAAACGCATTCAGTTCTATGTCGGTAATTACGCAGGTTCAAACAGCACAACAGAGCAATTTGTAACACATCACTATTTAAATGATTTTAGTTTTAGTGAATTGCACGTTCCTTATTGGAAAGATGTACCGAATCGTTATCCAGACGGCGCTGTCATTGAGATTGACGGTGAAAAAGGTGAAATTCGTGTCAATAATCAAATCAAGAAAGACGATGAAATTTTTGGCACGACTTACTTCAAAGTACCACCCGGAACAACAAAAGTGCAATTGAATATGTCAAGTTTTGCTGAATTAGACTATGCAAAAGCGACAATCAAGGAGGTATATATTTGATGAACAATGTACGTATTGCTATTCGTGATTCGACAGATTCTCACAATATCGCTTTTTTTGATAACATCGCAGGTATTCGTTTCCACAGTGCCAACTTGCAGCGTTTCTTGGCTGGTTCTGCTAGCATTTTATCAATCGAGTACAATTCGAAAGACATTGACACAATTCGAACTGGTTGTAAGCTTGCCTTTATCTACAAGGAACGCGCTTATTGGTTAAATATTATGGACTTGAGTAAGAAAGGCTATAAGGTCGAAATCACAGCTTATTCGCTCGGTCTAGAGCTTAACCAAGAAGAGCGAGGTGCACACAAGCCAGCTAATGCAATGAGCTTTGCTGAATATTTGGCTTATTACGACCCAGAACACGCTTTAGAGATAGGTGTTAACGAAGTTGCAGACAAGCGTATTAAATTGGAATGGACGGGCACAGACACGATTCTGGCGCGTCTTTTTTCTATCGCCAATAGTTTCGATGCAGAGCTCGAATTTACTGTCGAATTGAACCAAGACTATTCGCTAAAACGTCAAGTTTTGAACGTTTATAAGAAAGGTAATCTTGGTTCTAATCGTGCAGCAAGTCCGATTAGAGTTGGTCGTGAGCTTAAAGTCATTAATTACAGCGACAATTTGAAAGAATTACGTACAGCAGTACGTGCCACTGGTAAAGATGGATTGACCATTGACGGGCTGAACAAGAAAGTCTACGACGATGACGGCAATCTGCTTTACTACTCAAGCGGCATGACTGTATATGCTCCTCAAAGCCGTGATAAATACCCGTCGGTTGGCAAGAAGTCGAGTGATAACTGGATTATTAAAGAACTCGGAGAAACCGAATACAGCACCAAAGAAGCGCTTTGGGGTTATATGCTCGGAGAACTTAAGAAAATCTGTAATCCGGAAATCACATATGACATTGAAGGAGCTGTCGATGGTGATGTTGGTGACACACGCACGTTGATTGATGACGTGCATTACGACCCACCGCTTTACGTGCAAGGACGTATTTCAGAGCTTACCGAAGATTTAATCACTGGTAAAGTCACGAAGACGACTTTAACGAACTATGAGCGCAAGTATTCGCAAGTTGCTAGTGAACTGCTTAAACAAGTTGAACAGCTTGCAGAAGATGCATTGCCATATGTCATTCATCTTGACACCGACAATGGTTTTACATTCAAGAATAATGACGGTAATAGTACGGTTAACGCACGACTTGAAAAGGCTGGCAAACCAATCGAAGCAAGCTGGCGCTGGGTGTCAAATAATGAGGCTATCAGCAACCAAAATGCAATTACGATACAAGCAAGTGACGTCAAAGACAAGCAAGCGATAACTGTTTCGGCAATCGTTAAAGACAAACAAGTAGCAACTCAAAGCATTACGTTCATCAACCTTTCGGAGCAGCCAGAAGTGTTTATCAGAACTTCAAACGGAAATACTTTCAAGAATGGTGCTATCAATACTAAATTAACAGCCACTGTTTGGCGCGGTGGTAAAGAAATAGATCAAGACGGTTCCATGTACACGTATATTTGGACGAAGACCGATGACGACGGCGAGCCAGATATACTTTGGAATCAAACACATAGTTATTCACAAAAGACTATCGAAATCACACAACAAGATGTTTTTAGACGCGCTCAATTCTCGTGTGAGATTGAGCTTTTGAATTAAAAAGGAGAAAAGTTAAAAATGGGAATTATTTCATCTGGACAGATTACAATCACGGACTTGTCAGACGCGCCCGTACTAAGCGCATTTATCACCGCAAGCCAAACAACAACGCAAGTATTTGACCAAACAGCAAACACTTACAATCCATCATACACAAGCACACCTCAAACATTAACCCTCAATTTGACTAAAGCAGGTCAATCAACTTCAATTCTTGGGCAAGTTGGTAAGGTTTCTTGGTATGAATACAATGGTTCAACTAAGACAGCTATCACATCAACTACTAACACAGACAACCAATATTTATCTGGCACACATAATGAAGTATTGCACACGAAAGTGAATGTGCCAGCTAGCGCAGGAGCTAAACGCTACGAAGCTGTCGGGACATGGACAGACCCAGTTACTGGATTAAAAGTTGATTTCCATGCGACTATCGACTTGTTAGCTGTACAACTCGGTAAGCAATCACTTATTTTGAATGTCTACACTGGTAAAGGTAATACTTTCTACAATAACCAGCCGGCTAATTTGACAGTCAATGCAGACCTTTACAAAGGTAATGCGCTTTCTGGTGGTAACAAACAGTTCAAATTCTTCTACGCAGACAGTTCTGTTTCTGCTACTAACTCAGCGGGCTATGATGCTGATGGCGGTCTTGGTTGGCACTTGTGTTCTAGCACTACGACTGGTCAAACGCCTAACGTTGCAGCAGGAACTAATACGACTGCACAAGGTATTTTGACAGTAACACCAGATGTTGTTACAAACTCCCAGACTTTTAAAGTTGTATGTATTGACCAAGCTGGGGGTACAGCTGGTCAAAAAGCCATTGGTATTGCGACAATCCTCGACTTCTCTGACCCAATTGTGGTAGTAGTCGAATCATCAGCTGGTAGCACTTTTAAGAACTCGACTGGGTCAACAACTCTTAAAGCTCGTCTTTATCGCAAAGGCGAGGAATTGGACGCAGACGGTACTGACACGAACTATACATATAAATGGACAAGACGTGATAAGAACGGAACGCTTGACGCTAATTTTGGTGGTACTGGCAACCAATACAAAGTTGGTAAGACCATTTCAGTAACCGCAAGCAATGTTAGCGACAAAGCCGTCTTTACGTGTGAAGTGTTTGAGAATTAGGAGGTGTGACATATGATTAGAGCTGAATTGACACTAGGTGGGCAACTTGAAGTTGTCCATTTTGATGTTGAAACGAAATCAGAGGCTATCGAAAAGGTTTGGGACACGTACGGTTATTTAACGAGAATTGAAAGATTGAGCGAGGTGGAACATGAGACTGATAGCGTCAAATCAATTGACAGTGACGAACCTGCTGGAACGAGCGGAGACGAGAAGGGAGACGTTTTACGAGCTAACGAATAGTGCTGACGTGCCTGATGTGCCGAGCGGGAATAGAAACTTAATTATCCGCTCGCAAATCCAAAATGGTTACATTGATAATGCAGGCAATCTAGTAAGTTCTAACGACCATTTTACAACTGGTTTTATTGACGGAACGAATAACAAGCAGTTTACAATCGCAGCGCCAAAATTAGGCGGCGGTCTATTAGAGTGGTTTAGATTGGTTAAATATGACTCTGATAAGAATTTTTTGGAGCGTGATATTATCTCGTACACTCAAAATGCTAAAACTGTTAAAGTCATCAATTTAGCTGACAATGTCGCTTATTTTAAAGTTAGTTTTGACGGTGTGTATGACGAATCATTTAAAATCGAGCGTGGAAACGTTGCGACACCTTACTCGCAAGCACCAGAAGATTTAGGCTGGTCGACAGCCACACTAGTGCCGACACAGCAACAGCGCTATCTTTGGAAGTTCGAGTACGTTTACTACTCAGACGGCTCGGTCGAAATCACAGACCCAGTCAACCTATCAATCGCAGGGGCTGACGCAAACACGACTGGCGTAACAGATGCAATTAACCAGACAAATCAAACCGTAGCTGGTTTGCAATCAAGCGTCTCACAAGCTCAAAGCGACTTAGCCGCAGTGTCTAGCAATCTTACGCAAGCGCGTCAAAACTTGGAAAGTTCGATTGCGTCGGTAAACACTAAAGCACAAGCAGTTGAAACCACATTAGCACAAGTGCAGTCTACGGCAAACAGCAATAGTCAGAAAACAGCCACACTGGAAAATGATTTGGACGGGTTGAGCGCGAAGTTTAGTAGTTTGAAAGTCGGCGCAGTTAACTTACTTAAAAAAACGAAGACATTCAACTGGTCAAGTTTTTATGGTAGTTCAAAACTTACAGATGAAACCTATCAAGGCTGCGCTGTTAGGTATTTAAAATCAAGCACCGCAACAACTGGTTATCAAGAGGTAGTCCAATTTTCAAATTGTGTTTATCCTACATTAGGTGGCGACTATGTTGCTAGTTTCTGGGCAAAAGGGTCAGGTACTTTTTGTGCATTCTTCTATGGTGGTAATGGTTATTTACAAGTAGCAGCGGCAGAGTCAAGTCAAGGCTCTACAATCACATCATCTGATGGACGAATGGAATTTACTTTGTCCGAAGATTGGCAACGCTATTGGATTAAATACAAACTAAAAACATCACCAGCAAGTGCAACAACTGTTGCTAAACATTTTCTACTTCGCCATAACGCAAATGGTAAAGAAGAAGAAATCTGGGTAGCTGGTTGTCAATTAGAGCAAGGCAACATCGCGACAGATTACAGTCCGAACGAGGCCGACCTTGAATTAAAAGTAGCTGATTACAAACAGACAGCAGACCAAAACTATGCTAGCTTGCAAAGCACTGTCCAAGCCTTAGACGGCACGGTCACAGCAAACAAAGCTACTGCAGACCAAACTGCAGCAGGCTTCAAAACACGTATTGAATCGTTGGAAACATATCAAGCTGGTGAAACTACACGAGCTAACCAGTATTTTGAATCAGCTAAAACTGAGACAGCTAGACAGCTCGCTGCCGAACGCACTGCAATTGCTAACGACTACGTGGCAAAATCAACATATACGTCTGACGTCACTGGTATTCGCAGCGATTTAACAGCAACGACCACGACAGCCAACACGACCAAGACTAACCTTGCCAATTACCAAGCTAGCAACGACCAAGCGGTCGCGAGCTTACAAAGCAACTTGCAGACTACGAACGGAAATGTAAGCAGTTTGCAGACGCAAATCAGCGCAATCCCTGGACAAATCACGAGTGCAGTTAGTGCTGTCGAAGGCAAGATTCCAACGTCTTTGGGTGGACGCAATTTAATTATTAAATCGCAAATTCAAAATGGTTACATTGATAATGCAGGCAATCTAGTAAGTTCTAACGACCATTTTACAACTGGTTTTATTGACGGAACGAATAACAAGCAGTTTACAATCGCAGCGCCAAAATTAGGCGGCGGTCTATTAGAGTGGTTTAGATTGGTTAAATATGACTCTGATAAGAATTTTTTGGAGCGTGATATTATCTCGTACACTCAAAATGCTAAAACTGTTAAAGTCATCAATTTAGCTGACAATGTCGCTTATTTTAAAGTTAGCTTTGATGGGTTATATGACGAATCATTTAAAATTGAACGTGGCAATCTACCAAGTGATTGGTCTCCAGCTCCAGAAGACACAGCCACACAAATCAGCAATCTGTCTAGTCAGATTCAACAAACAGCAGACGGCATGACGTTGCTTGCTACTAAAACAGAGCTAAACAGTGCTAAATCTGATTTGCAAAGTGGTATTAGCACAGCGACAAGCAAAGCTGATAACGCTCAATCCACAGCGAATAGTAACGCGCAAACAATCAGCACACACACGACTCAAATCAGCGCATTGAATACAGGCTTGCAAGCTAAGGTCTCGCAGTCTGATTTTGATTCGCTCTCTGGTCGTGTGACAACCACTGAAAGTAATTTGACAGCGACAGCTAACCAATTGAGCAGCCAAATTAGTAGCGTGAATGAGCGAATTCCGAGTGGAATTGGTGCGGTAAACTTAATCAAACAATCCACTGCTCAAAAAGGACTGCGTCTTGGAATGGACGCTGAGCCGTATGTGTACCAAAATCATATTTTAAGTGATTGGATTAAAATCGAACCAAATACAATGTACACGTTGACTACTTACGAAGACGTGACGGCAGCTAATATGTATTATTCGCTGGCTTGGTACAGTACGAATAGCGCTGATTACAGTGGCTGGATAAGCCGTCCGACTGGTGCAGCATCAGCTGCTGATTTAAAAGGCGGAAAGCAATATACAAGTCCAGCCAACGCTGCTTATGCAAAAGTGTCTTATCCGATTGATTATCCAAAAGTTAAATTAGAACGCGGGAACATCGCAACTGATTACAGCCCGAACCCTGAAGATTACGACGCAGCTCTCACACAAGCCAAGTCCGAAATCAAACAAACGACTGACACAATCACTGCAAGCGTGTCAAGCGTTGAAACCAAAGCTAACACAGCACAATCAACAGCTAACACAGCCGTTTCAAAAGCTGATGCAGCTCAAGCGGGTGTTAACACATTGGACAGCACGACGGTTAAAACGGCTAGCTTAAACCTTGACAACAACGGATTCGTGACAAAAGTCGGCAAGACCATTGACGGCAATAAATTTGCAACAATGATTGCGCAAGACGCTAACAGCGTCAAAATCATCGCAGACGAGATGAATGTAACTGCCGACATGATTGTCGACGGCGCAGTGACAGCTGAAAAGCTAAACGTAAACAATCTGTCTGCAGTTAATTCAAACCTCGGTAAAATCGAAGGTGGTTCGCTCTTGCTGCAAGAGAACAAGACCGCAAGTAGCTCCGTTGATAACTGGGGCACATTCAACCGCCCAGCGCATAAGCAAGGTTTGTACATGGACAACCATGGATTGGCTTCATCTGGTGCGATTCAGCGAAAAAACGGTAGTGAAACAACACCGACAGATATGCCCCTAGCTGTATTGCAAGCTGGAGAACTTCGTTTTCTTGTTGTCGATTATAACGATAATCTCGAGAACGTCCTACACTATGGTTTGTCTGACCCAGACTACGGTGTTATCAAATTCGAAATCGACAGTGAACTAAAACGACGTCTGACAATGACGTCGTCAGGTTACCTTAACTTCGAGGCTACTAACTATACAAGCTGGCAATCAACGGGCGTAAGTGGATGTGAGTATATGATTCAAGGACGTCTGGTACTCGTAAATTATGACGTGACATTTAATAGCGCTGGAACGCATACGATTGGCGGTATTCCGCAAGAATTTACCAAAAAATCGCTCATGATGACAGCAAAAGCGTGGACGATTACGCCACGAGACAAGAATATCCAGCTTAATTCAGACGGCTCACTGCATATTCTGGACGCGGAAGCTAACGTCAACTATCGTGGCACGCTAGTATTTAGTTATTAATTTTTTTAAAAAAGGAGATATATTATGGCAACAGAACTTATTAATGTAGATGAAATTACACAACCTTTTGGCTTGGCGCAAGCTTTGATTTACATGAAAGAAAACGGCGAATACGTGCGCTACATCGCAGGAAATTACGACTTGTATATGCACATTGAACATGAACGCAAACCTGTCGTAATCAACGGTAAACGTCAACTCAAAGAATTCAGCAAAGTCGTTGGCATCTCGAAATTTGGCGGTTCAATCCTTAGCTTGCCAATCGCTGATTTTGTTGATGCTAAATGCTACATCATGCAATTTGATGAAGATGGTAATCCAGATTGGAACTTGCCAGAAACAGATGCAGCTGAATAGCTAGCTTAGGAAGTGAGAGGAGATTATGCATGTTGAAATTTTAACGGGGTTATTTTCGCTCTTAGCGACTTTGGTAGGAACGTTTGGTGGTATTGTTACGAGCGCCAAACTAACCAACTACCAAATCAACGAGCTAAAAAAGCAGGTTGATAAACATAATAGCGTTATCGAACGTACATTTAGACTGGAAGAACATAGCAAGTACGTTGATGAACGCATTGCACGACTTGAAAGTGAGGTCGAAAAATGAAGAAGTATTTTGAAAAGTTAGGAATCAAAGTTTTAAAAACCATGGCGCAGTCAGCAGTCGGCGTCATTGGTGCTAGTACGTTAATTTCGCAAGTCGATTGGAGAGTGGTTGTTTCAACCGCTCTTTTATCTGGTTTGGTTTGTGTATTGACTAATCTATCTGATTTGAAGGAGGAAGAGCTCGATGAAGATTAAACGACTTTTAGCAGGTGCTGTTTTAGGCGCTAGCCTATTGTTACAATCAACTGCTTATGCCGCAGTTGGTGACCAAGGTGTCGACTGGTCACGCTATCAAGGTCAAAACGGTATTTTTGGTTACGGTCATGACAAGTTCGCTATCTGCCAAATCGGCGGTGTCAACGGTGGTGGCATGTACGGTCAAACGACATACGAAACGCAAGTAGCGTCAGCTATTGCTCAAGGCAAACGTGCTCATACGTATATCTGGTATCAAGTCGGCGGAAATGCTAGTCTTGGCGAGCAAGTGCTAAATACATTCTTGCCACAAGTTCAGACACCGAAAGGTTCAATTGTAGCACTTGATTATGAAAGCGGTGCTAGTGCTGATAAGCAGGCAAATACTAACGCTATCCTCCATGGCATGCGAATGATTAAAGCTGCAGGCTATACGCCTATGTATTATTCATACAAGCCTTACACAGTGGCTAACGTGTACGTTGACCAAATTATCAGAGAGTTTCCGAATTCGCTTTGGATGGCTGCATACCCAAACTACGCAGTGACACCAGAACCTAATTACAATGTCTTTCCAAGCATGGATGGCGTGGCAATTTATCAATTTACCTCAACGTACATCGCAGGCGGCTTGGACGGTAATGTGGATTTAACTGGCATTACTGATAATGGCTATACTAAGAACAATAATCCTAAAACTAATACACCAGCGATTAGTCAAGGTAAACAAGCGGATAATACGCCAAAATCTGACATTGCTGCAGGCAATCAAGTCAAGGTTAAATTCAACGCTAATACATGGGCGACTGGTCAAGGTATTCCAGGCTGGGTTAAAGGTCGAACATATGACGTAGCACAAGTTTCAGGTAGTCGTGTATTGTTAGCAGGTATTAACTCATGGATCAATAAGGCAGACGTAGAAATTATTTCTGTTTCATCGGCACCAGCTCAAGCGCCAGCGACTGGTACATACACAGTTCAATCTGGTGACACGTTGTCTGGTATTGCTGCTAAATTCGGTACTAGCTACCAAGCATTAGCAAGCCTTAACGGATTAAGCAATCCAAATCTTATCTATGTAGGCCAAGTCTTGCGTGTCAACGGTGCAGCCAACACTGGTTCAGTTTACTATACTGTACGAGTAGGCGATAACTTGTCAGCAATCGCTAGTCGCTACGGTACTAGCTACCAATCTATCGCAGCACTAAACGGTCTTGCTAATCCAAACTTGATTTTTGCAGGACAAACACTTAAAATTAAATAAAGCACTTTAACACCCCTAGCCTTTTGGTTAGGGGCTTTTTGTGTTATAATAGCTACACAGTAATGATGTTCTGGTGAGAGCATACAATACAGTAGAGTTTCTTTATGTTTGCTAGCGCAAGCTAGCTTTTTTGTTACAATAAAACCATGAAACAAGGCTTGCCCCTTGGCTCGTAACCGAGTTTACGCCTAGCATTCGTGCTAGGTCTTTTTTTATGCGCAGAAAAACGCAGTAGTGCGCAGAAGTTATGATAATTTTGAACTAAAATTTTCACAAGAAATTTTCGGGTGTTTTTATTTTTTCGAATAATAAAGTAGGAGGAAAAAATATGTTATATTATGACGAATTAAAAGAAGCTATTGATCGTGGTTACATCAAAGACGAGGTTAAAATTGTGAGAAAAAATGGCATTGTTTTTGATTATGTTTTAGATGGCGAACCGATTAAACCGGACGAAGTAATAACCGTTGAGAAAGTCGAAGATGTGTTAACAGAATTACTGCAATAA